TTCAACAACAACGGCGGAAAGGGGACTTTCTAATGCCCGAAGGTGTAACTTATTCCAAACAAGCGGAAGCGGAAGAATACGCCGATAAGATTGGCGGAACAGTTGTTCCAGTTGATACAGACGGCGATGGTGCTGTTGATGGATATAACGTTATTGTGCCTCAAGGATCAAGTGACGAGGGCGTAACAAGAGGTCCAATCACCACATATGGTGATAGAGAGGGTTCTGTTGAATTCGATGGTTCGTCAACAGGTAATGAGCTAAACATGGGCGGCATGGTTAAAGACGAACTTGGCTACATGGGTGGTGGCGTAAGTTACAGTGACCGTGGCCCCGTCAAGTATTCCAAAGGCGGCGCCGTTAGTGGCAAAAACTTTAAGGGGTCTTTCTAGAATATGGCCGACCCAACGACTTTCGCCTACAATTTATTGCGGGCTATAGAAAGTCGCATAGAGCTAACCCAGGACGCAATCCTGCACGGTTCCCCCAAAGACATGGAATCATACAAGCACCTTGTTGGAGAGCTTCAGGGCTTAGAATTTAGTCAACGGGAGATAAAGGATCTCCTGCAAACCACGGAGGAAGAATGAGTAATACCCTATACGTTCCAGACCACGTAATAGCGGACAAGAAAGATACTGAGAAGAAAGTTCTTGCGTCTGCCTACGTTACCAAAGATGAGAAAGTGCTCGACCCGTCTCTTGTCAGCAAGAATTTAAAGGAGAGACTACCGCAGCCCACAGGATGGCGTCTTTTGGTTATGCCTTACTTGGGTAAAGCTACGACTGAAGGGGGTGTTCATATTCCCGACTCAGTTCGTGACAGGGAAGCGTTGGCGACGGTTGTTGCTTATGTTTTAAGGGTGGGTCCTTTGGCCTACCAGGACTCTGCAAAGTTCGGTGACGATAAAGACCGCAAATGGTGTCAAGAAGGTGATTGGGTGTGTATTGGCCGTTATGCCGGCGCCCGATTTAAGATTGAGGGCGGCGAAGTCCGCGTCATCAACGATGATGAGGTCATAGCGACGATCCTTGAGCCTGACGACATTAAACACATCTAGAAAGAACCCATGGAGAACGACCATGCCTGAAGAATCCAAAATTGACGTTGGTGACAGCGACGAAGACCACACCGAGGTGGATATATCCCCTCAAGAAGAGAAGTCTCCACCTAATGCGGGTTTAGCTGCCGCATCAGATGTTGTGGAGTCTGACGATCCTACCGAGGAACTCGAAGAATACAGCACGGGTGTCCAAGGGCGGATCAGCCAGCTAACCAAACGATTTCGAGAAGAAGAACGACAGAAGCAGACGGCTATAGAGTTTGCGGAAAATGTGAGGCAAGAAAATTCCGCCTTAAAGAAGCGGATGGAAGACCTCGATGAGGGTTATCTAAAACAGTTTGATGGCCGCATCACGAGCGAACTTGAGTCTGCCAAACGTGTTCTTCGTGACGCTCACGAGACAGGTGACGTTGATAAACTGGTAGAAGCCCAAGAAACTTTAGCAAACCTGACTGTACAGAAATCGACGGCAAACGTTGCCCGGAACAAGCAGGCCCGCAAAGAAGTTGAGCCACAAGTACAACCACAAGCGCAAGTACAGCCCGCACCCCAACCCCAAGCAACACCAGACCCGAAGGCCGAATCTTGGGCTTCGGATAATAAATGGTTTGGGACTGACGAGGTTATGACGTATGGTGCTTTTGGTATTCATCGTCGTTTAGTCGAAGATGAGGGGTTTGACCCATCATCAGATGAGTATTACACTGAATTAAATTCTAGACTTAGGACCGAGTTTCCACATAAACTAGATTCCAAGTCTAAAACGAACGGGGGAAGAAAAGTTGCGTCGGCTGAATCTTCCGCATCCCGCAAAAAGAGTGGACGGAAAACTGTGCGGCTAACCCCGTCTCAGGTTGCCATTGCTAAAAAGTTAAATGTGCCGCTTGAAGAATATGCTAAATATGTGAGGGACTAGCCATGACTACTGAGAACACATCTCGCGAAAAGTCTACGAGAACGCCTAGAGCCAACCAAACTCGTGCAGGGCAAGCACGCAGAGAACCTTGGAAGCCACCGTCCATGTTGGACGCACCACCCCCTCCAGAGGGTTACAAGCATCGATGGATTAGAACTGAAGTAATGGGTTTTGATGACCGCAAAAACGTAGCAGCACGCTCCCGCGAAGGTTGGGAACTGGTACGTGGTGATGAATATCCTGACTTTGAGGTTCCTACTGTCGAGGATGGTAAGCACGCTGGTGTCATAGGTGTAGGTGGATTACTGCTTGCAAGAGTTCCGGTTGAAATTGTTGAGGAGCGTGATGCGTACTTTCGCAACATGACACTCAACCAAATGGCGGCTGTTGATAACGACCTAGCTCGTGAACAACATCCAGCAATGCCTATTAACAAACCAGATAGGCAGTCTCGTGTAACTTTTGGAGGTCCTCAAAACGAGGACTAGGAGATAGGAAATGGCTAACAGTAATGGAAGCTTTGGCCTACGTCCGATTAGTAAATTGGGCGGAGGTTCAAATTCCACTGGTCTTACCGGATATACTCCGTATGAAATCGCTTCAGATAACACTGGCAAACTCTACCACGGACAGATTGTAGTACCCCTCGCTTCTGGGTATATCGACCATACATCTAATGCCGCTGGTGGGACTGTTAGTGCTCTGGGCGTATTTCAAGGATGTGAGTATGTCTCTAGCACCACTGGGAAAACGGTCTGGAGCAACTACTGGCCTGGTTCTGGGGCGGATAGTAACCACCCCGTTAAGGCCTTTATCAATGACGATCCTAATCAGTTGTATGTAGTTGCGACTGATGCGACGTGGACAAGCAAAGCAACGGCACGCGCAAGTGTGTTTTTGAATGCTAGTACTTCCACGGGCATTACGGGCACCGATGCTACAGGTGTTTCACTGGGACGTTTGGCTATTAGTTCTCTGGCAACAACCAATAGCTTGACGTTACGGGTTATGGGTTGGACTGAAGATCCTGAGAATCAGGATTTTGCAGCCGCTGGAATTGGCGCAATTGTCCGGTTGAACAACAGCTTTAATGCACCTACGGGTTCCATTTCTGCTGGTTCTGTTTCAACCACTGGCGTGTAGGAGGATTGAAAAATGGCTATTAGTAGAGCCCAACTAGCTAAAGAGCTGGAACCCGGACTTAACGCTCTTTTCGGCCTTGAGTACGCTCGGTACGACGATGAATCTTCGGAGATTTATGATACTGAATCTTCGGAACGCGCTTTTGAAGAAGAAGTTATGCTTTCCGGTTTCGGGTCTGCGCCCGTTAAACAGGAAGGTTCCGCGATCACCTTTGACGATGCTCAAGAAGCGTATACCGCTCGGTACACGCACGAGACCATCGCTTTGGCCTTCTCGATCACGGAAGAGGCCATCGAGGATAATCTCTATGACCGCTTGGCTTCTCGCTATACAAAAGCCTTGGCGCGGAGTATGGCCAACACCAAACAGGTGAAGGGTGCGGCTACGTTGAACAATGCGTTTGACAGCACTTTTACTGGCGGTGATGGTAAAGAGCTTTGCGCGACGGATCACCCTTTGGTGAACAACGGTTCGCTTCGTAATGAGCCCAGCACTGATGCTGACTTGAACGAAACCAGCCTTGAGAATGCTCTTATTGACATTGCGGCTTTTGTCGATGAGCGCGGTCTTAAAGTCTCGGTTCGTGGGCAGAAGTTGATTATCCCACCGGCACTTCAATTTGTCGCGGATCGTCTTCTTGAGTCTACACTTCGTCCAGGTACGGCGGACAACGATATTAACTCTATGCGGAACATGGGTATGCTCCCGCAGGGTTATACCGTTAACCACTATCTGACAGACACGGATGCGTTCTTCATTAAGACGGATGCACCTCGCGGTTTCGTTCACTTTGAACGTATGCCGATGTCCACGAAGATGGAAGGCGACTTTGATACAGGCAATGTACGGTTCAAAGCCCGTGAGCGTTATAGCTACGGTTACTCTGATCCCCGTTGCGTGTACGGATCTAAAGGCGCGTAAGAAAAAGGGGGAGAGGAGACTCTCCCCCACTTTCTGGGAATCATGCAACCCTAGCGACTGTCCCAGCAGACGCTTACGAAGACTCTAGGGTTAATCTCTCGTAAGGAGAAAAAAGATGGCTAACACAACTTTTAGCGGTGCCGTTCGTTCGGAAAACGGCTTTGAAGATATTAGTATCGCTTCAGGCACTGGCGCGGAAACTACTAACAGCACCTACAAAACAAATGCTTCTGTCGGTGGTACTCTTTCAGTGACGGGATACGCAGCGTTCACAACCGGCGTTGCTAATCCTACGGGTCTTTTGGGTGCAAGCCTTACCGCAAAGACGCAGATGGCTAACGCTTTTAGCGCAGCACTGACCAAAAACACACACTATTTAAGCCCTGCGAATGGTGCCGCGATCACTGCGACTATGCCAACTAATGCTAATTCCACGGTTGGTGATATAATCGTCGTTGAATATCAAGTAGCTATTGCTAACGGAGCTACACATAAGTTTGGCACCGCAAGTCAGTTCTTTATGGCTAAGTCTGCTGTGTATAAAAAGACGGGTGCTACTAGCTCTGCTATTGGTCTTATCGATACGGTTGATGTAGCTGATGGTACGGGCGACGACTTCCTTAATCTTATTGGCCTTACAAATGCTGGGCCGGGCATCGGAAGCTACGTTGTCTTTTCCTTTAACGGCACCCTTTGGAGGGCAGAAGCTCGTTGTACTTCTTCTGGCACAGGCGTGGCTGCTAATCTTTCGGTATTTGCTACAAGTTAATTTGTTGGGCGGGGGCATAAATGCTCCCGCTCCACCACAGGAGGTTTAAATGGCTGATGCTGTAACTGCTACAACAGTACAAGACGGGCCTAAGAAAGCCGTTATATACTGTACAAATACAAGCGATGGATCGGGTGAGGCCGCTGTTGTTAAGGTGGACGTTTCCGCGCTTGCGTCCTTACAGGACGGGACGGCTTGTACCGGTGTACGCATTCAAAAAGTTACGTTTAGCAACGTTGGCATGAGTGTCAAACTTCTTTGGGATGCATCTACGGATGTTATAGCCGTGGAGCTACCGGCGGACTATTCAGATACTTTAGATTACTCGGACATGAGCGGTCTTCCTAATGTGGCGGCTTCTGGCGGCAACACTGGGGATATCCAGCTTACTACGCTGGGTCATAGTAGCGGCGACACGTACTCAATAGTTTTGCACTGTCTTAAAGATTATTCTTAGGGGTCTGGTGTAACAGGAAAGGTTTCTCTTATTATGACTGTTTCCGGGGCTAAAGACTTTGAGCCTAATGTAGCGGATTACGTTGAGGAAGCTTTTGAGCGGTGTGGGCTAGAGTTTCGGACTGGGTACGACGCTGTTACCGCACGCCGGTCTATGAATTTTCTGTTCGCGGACTGGGCTAATCGCGGACTGAACCGGTGGACCATAGAACAGGTCAGCCAGACCATGGTCTCTGGGATTTCCCAGTACCCTGTCGGAACCATTACGGCCACCGTTGGAGCGTCTACCAACCTTGTTATAGGTAACACCATTACAGGGGCCCTTAGTGGTGCGACTGCTGTGGTCTTAACCAAGCCAAGTTCCACTACCATAACCTTAAGCATACCCACGGGGACGTTTACGTCAGGCGAGAGCATAACAAGTACAGCCAGTGATGAATCTGGTGTTAGCACTACGATTACCGCAAACCCCAGTATAAGCGACGTTCAAGCCACCGTAGACATATTATCTGCCGTGATACGACGGGATGACGCCGATATATCTGTTAGCCGGGTCAGCCGGGACGATTATTTGAGTATAGCAACCAAGTCCACTACCGGGAGACCCACTCAGTTCTACGTTGACCGGCTTATAAAACCCGTTGTTAAGGTGTGGCCTACTCCTGAAAACAGCACTGACGTCATTATATACGACCGGCTTGTACGAATAGATGATGCGGGAGCATCTATTAACACCGTTGAAATACCCTTTCGGTTCTACCCGTGTCTGGCAGCCGGTCTTGCGTACTATCTTTCATTGAAACGCGCCCCCGACCGGGTGCAGATGTTGAAATCTGTGTACGAAGAGGAGTTCCAAAGGGCTGCGGAAGAGGACCGGGACCGCGCAAGCTTTAGCATTGTGCCATCCTACAGTTATCTGAGTGCTTCGTAATGGCTCGGTATGCTTCAAATAAACACGCTTTGGGTATCTCGGACCGGTCGGGTGCTGCGTATAAGTTACGCGACATGCGGAAAGAATGGACGGGAATGCTTGTCGGCAAAGACGAGTGGGAGCCGAAGCAACCCCAGTTGATGGTTGTTAAGACACCCGCAGACCCGCAAGCCTTGCGGGATGCAAGACCGGACAGGACGGAGCCCGCTGTTGAGGTTTTGCTTAAGTTCGATGCCTTCAAAACCTCCGGCAGTGGTTCCTCAACGGTCACCGTTACGGAACCTGGGCACGGACGGAGTACCGGAGATGTGGTCCGTTTCAGATCTGTAGAAGCCTTTGATGGTTTTACTGAAGCCTCTGTTGAGTCCTCTAGCGGGTACTCCATTACGGTTATACCCGGCACTGTTGCGACGGATAATGAGTCGTACTACTATACATTTTCTCCTAGCAGTGGAACCGCCAACGTAGGCGGCGTTTCCGGAGGGGGCGGCGTCTCCACTGCGGGTCCAGTAAGTCTGATAGATTGAGTTTTTAAAATGGCTTATACATTTACAACCCTTAAAACTGCGATACAGGATTACGTGCAAAGCACGGAAACGACCTTTGTTAGCCAGCTTCCTCGTTTCATTTTGAATGCAGAAGAGCGCATCCTGAAGGAGTGCCAGCTAGATGTGTTTAGAAAGTCTTCCCAGGGGACGGCCTCTTCCGGTAATTCCTTTCTTTCTAAGCCCAGCGACTTTCTTTCTCAGAACTCCTTAAGTGTAATAAAGGACTCCGCCAAGGAGTTCTTATTGTACAAGCAGGCTACGATGCTACAGGATTTCACACCAAACCCTGCAACAACTGGAACTCCCTTGTATTACGCAGATTGGGATGAGTCCACGTTTTTACTGGCACCGACCCCTGACACAAACTTCACAATGGAACTTCATTATTTTTATAGGCCTGAATCAATTACATTATCTTCGGACGGCACGAGTTGGCTGGGGACTAATGCAGAACTGGCCTTGTTGTATGGTGCCCTTGTTGAGGCTTATACTTTCCTAAAAGGTGAACCGGACCTTTTACAGTTGTACAACCAGCGTTTTCAAGAATCGTTGCAGTGGTTGAAGAACTTGGGTGAGGGTCTTCAAACAAGAGATCAATACAGGTATGACCGGGTCCGCAGAGAGGCCCAGTAATGCGCGACGGGTTTTCTACAGCGGCTGTTGGTAACGCTCTAGTGTTTACATCTGATAATGGGGGTCATACTCCAGAACAGATGGCGGAGATGGCTTTAAACAAG